GAAGTTCTCTTGCATATTAGATTTAGGCCAAAGTGTTTTCCAGTTCTCAGGCTTCTCGTCAAACTCTAGTACCGCAGGTTGTGAGAAGTAAGTGAAGGGGGATTTGCCACCCGACCATTGCCCTGGGTCACGAATCATCTTGTAGAGGTCTACAGCAGAGATTCGGGTACCTACGATAACCAACTTGCCGTGACGACCCAGACGGGTGATAACTTCCTTCTGAATCCACTCAAGTTGCTTTTCCCACTCGTGAGCGTTGGAACCCATCACAACGTCATCAAGGATAATCAAGTCGGCACGAGCACCGTAAATCTGTGAACCAAAGCCTAGGGCTTGAACCGTAGGGTCTTTCTCACCAGAGTCACGTCCTGTGCCTAGGTAAATCATATCGGCAGACCATTGGGTTGCATCTGCCTTGTAGCCACCGTTGGGGCCAAAGGCTACCTGTAACTTGGTATAGGCTGGGTGTGAGAGTCTAGTCTTGATGGCTCCCAGAAACTTACGAGCCATACCCTGAGTCTTGGAGACGATGATGACTCTAGCGTTCGGGTTGGTAACAATCTTGTGGACGACGTAGTTGGTCGTGATGACGGTTGACTTGGCGTGCTCAGGGGGTACGTTGATAAGTACACGGTTGAGGGCGCCAGGCTCGTAGGTCATCGCTGGGTGAATCCATCTAGGCTCGCGGCCTTCGATGATGTCATACCAGTCAAGGTGGTGCTCAAAGAGGGGTGAGTCTAGGAACTGCTCACAGAAGTCGGGGAAGGATATGTCCTTAATTTCCTTAAGGTCTGCCTTAACCCCTTTGCCCGTAAGTCGGGCTTTCTCGGAGCGTTCCTTGAACTCAGGTGATTGCATCACCCATTGTCTAAAAGTCGTGTCATTACGGTTGACGGTAGCCATAGCACCAGTAATGGTGTTTCCCTGCTCAAGTTGGAGAAGTACCCGTTCCTGGGCTTCTACCTTGGAGAGGTCTTGCTTACCTGCTTTGCGTCCCATAACATCCCATCCAGTCGCCCTCTGGAGAGGGTAAATATAACACCAATAACGCTTCTAAATTAACGGCATAAATCTGGCGCACTTCCTACGAAGTAGGTTATATATTTATATATTATATATAACGAACGAGCGTAGTCCCAAACGAAGCGAGTTCGTTTAGAACTACTGAAGAATGTAAATTCTTCTATATAAGATAACCCGTTCAATACCCCAAAACCGAACATCGGTTTGGGATATATTTTATAAATAGTTGCCCTCTGGGGCAAAAGTGCTGTTCAGAGTATATATGACCCCTAATATAACAGAAAATTTTGATGGGACAGTACAGTATTGTACTGGCCAGTAGTTAAACATACTAGGGTCAAAATGTCTAACCCTCTACCTTACCTATAGACTTAGACACTACCCTACCCGCGTGTCCAACACTTACCCTTACCCGTAGGTATAGGTGTTAAGTATGTTACTCATAGGTAACTTATAAATGAATTACGATACACTTATGTATCTAAATTCGAATGTTGCGTGACTATCTCCCCGCCACTACATCGCCCATATGTCGGGGATGCATATACATAAATATAAATGGAATTTCTCCCCTAATCCCCTTATCTTCACACCTTGCGAAAGTGTGACCGACATCACACGTTTATCTATTGACACGCCTATCTTCCCCCCTGTAATGTTCTATCTGTAGCCGAGAGAACTACCTCAAGGCACTTAGATAGGAGAAAATATGACACGCAAGGACTACATCCTCATAGCCGAGGCAATTGCAACAGCCCGCAAGGTAGAACAGGGGGACACTGTTCTCGTATCGGTGGCACACCTAGCGAACACCCTCGCCACCGAGTTACAGATAGAAAATCCCCGCTTTAATCGTGAGACATTCCTCAAGGCTTGCGGGGTGTAATGATGGGGCGCAACACTTTCGACATCGAGAAGACTTTCAAGTTTATGGATAGAGATTTCAAGCGCAAGGCGCAAGCGCCTAGTATTACGGGAGATTATGAGATAGAAGCCACAGGGCTAGACGGGTGGATGGCATACCGCTATCAATTCAAGGTGAATGCGGGGGATTTCTTCGGGTATGCCGAGACGATAGAAGAAGCGCGAGAGAACATTCTCAAGGCTCAAGCGGAAGGGGTGAAGGGGTGAAGATATCAACGAAAGCGCGGTGTATTGAATGCGAGAGAGTGTTCGACCTACTAGACGATAATGACGCTAGTGAATGGGCATACGGGCACGATTGCGAAGTGTGACGAAAGTCACCGCCCTAAACCCTTGACGGGGGCGACGTCAGCGAGAGACGATTAGGGCACGAGATACGGGGCAAGGCGCAACGTGTCGGCAAGGAACTAGACGGGAGAATAGATTATGTCACAGCCAACAGGAATCGCACTACGGGTTACGAATAAAGACGGCAAGGAATCATTCCCAGCGTATGAAGCGTGGGGGTGGGATAAGGTGAACGAAATCATTCAGGGAACTTTAGCGATAGAACACGTCGCCAAGGTGGAGATTGTGGACGTAAATATTAGGGAGGGGATGTGATGAGAGAGTTAATCGAGAAGGAAGCCGAATTCATATTCGAGAAAATGCGCGAGAATATCGGGGATGCGTACTGGCAGGGGAGACTTGACTCTCTCGCGTGGGCATTAAGGAATCTACCGAAGGAGGGAATGTAATGAGTATAAATGAGATTGTGGGATGGCTCAATCATAGCCTAACCCTAGAATGGAACGATGAAGTAGCGCAAGCCAGAGACCTATTAGAGAAGAAGGAGGGAATGTAATGAGTGAGAAGATTAAAGAACAGATGAAAGACGAATTCAAGACCGAGATTGAGAAGGGGTACATCACCCTAGAAGAGATACAGGAGAACAGCGGGGAGTGGGTGGACGGGTATCTGCCCGTCTACTACAATCAGATTGTAGAAGAGTGGCAGAAAATGCCTAGTGAGTATAACGATAGAGGGCACGCAGAGTTAGGGATGGGGCAAGACGTGACCATCTATAACCTTATGAGCCTTGACCTTTATCTCTACTACACCGACATCTTCAACGAAGCGATTGCAGAACTAGAAGAAGAAATGGAGATGGCGGAATGATGCTCCAAGAGGTAGATACCATCCAAGACCTAAAGATATGGGTCAAGGAGAATATGCCGAAGGCGGAAGTCTATGAGGATATACACGGCACGATAGTTATACGCACCAATCTAGGGTCTGCGATGGGTGGATACCTATTCGACAAGGGGGAAGAGAATGAATGAAGTCAAGCAAGACTACGACGCGATAGCACTTAGCGAGCAGAGCACAGGGTTTGCCCGTCGGTTGCTCATCACACACGAGGAGATGTCCTATCACGCCACACTATTTTGGAATAGTGGCGACGGGTATGAACTTATCTTTAGGGATATACCTCACCCAGATTGGGCATATGATTTTGACCTAGGAGAATTGGAGAGTCAGACGTGGGGGCAGTGCTAACAGATGAGATTATGTGCGGAGATTGCTTGATACCCGTCAAAGATTGCGGGTGCCTAGGATGATTTACTTATACTTAGCCCTGTTGCCCATCATACTTGTATCCTTATATGGAATCACAGTCAAGGATGAAGGGTACGGGCAGACAGATGCACTTGACTAGACTCAAGGCAGGGCACTATATTCACGGGTACTACAGCATAACACGGCACTATGAGGAAGACACGATTACGTGGACAGTACGCCATAGAGACGGGGAAGTGTGGACAGTAGAGAACCTAGACAAGGCCAGAGAACTGGTAACCAAATTACGGGAGGGAAAGTAAATGAGATTGACTAGACGAGGTGAGATTGTGCTATTGGTAGCATTAATTATAACTATGGCAACAGTACTATGGACGGGATACCAATTCATCAATCATATCTGGTGGGTAGAAGGTGAAGGATATTGTTGGGGAACACTCACCCATTGTATGAAGGGGAATCTATAATGCACGTTGTATTATGTGAGGCATATGGCGACCGCGATTATATCTGCGGTGCAGAGAACCGAGAGTGGGAAGACCGCAACAATACTTTCTGGTTTACTTGTGTGGAGTGCGGTGCAGATAACGAAGTGGTATACAAATGGGACTAGGAGATGGAATGAAATTCAGAATTATTTATGCACTCAATGGCACAAGAGGTATTGATATCACCTTACCAGAGGGCACCGAGTTACCGAGTGACTGGTCATCAATGACCTATGACCAGAAGGACGAGTGGCTATTCTCTCGTCAGATAACCAAGCAGTTATCTTTTGAGGACATAGATTACGCAGGCGCAGTAGAGATAGTGCAGATGTGAGTGTCACTATATTTTTTGCTATCTTGATATTGGTAGCGATGCGTAAGAAGACAACCAGAATTCTAGTGGATTGGTGGAATAGATGAACCGCAACTGGCATCAAGACGGGGCGTGTAATGGACACCCAGACCCAGACCTATGGCACTACGAGAACTCAATCTATGCAGACGAGCAACAGTTACAGGTGCTACGCACAGTACAGGCAATAGAAGTCTGCCATACGTGCCCAGTAAAGGCAGAGTGCCTAGCGCAGGGGTTAGAGAGTGAGAACGTACTCAGCGTGGGTGGTGTTGGTTCGGTATGGGGTGGGCTACTCACGGGTGAGCGTGCGCTATTGGCAGGGCTAACACATAGGCATAACTCAGTGCGACACGAGCAACGGCACAGACGTGATGTTCGTAGGAAGATTGGTAGAATAAGTGGATGAAGAAGAGAGCATTCATAGTGGTGGGACTTGTGCTACTGGCTAGCCTTGTGCCTATCAGCCATACCCTACACGTAGATGTAGAGGTAGATGTCAAGCCTAAGATTAGAACCAAGGCTACGATGGAAGAGAAGGCACGCAACAAAGCACTGGCTATTAAGTTCGCCAAGGCAGGGTGGGGTTGGGATGCACGCGAGCGCAAATGTATTG